TATGCTTTAGCTCTGCTTCAATAGGATATATTCTTCTCACAGAGAGCCTCTCTAAAGGACCATTATCTGTTTTTCCTACTGTTGTGTAATAGAGTTCAAAATATGGAATATTTAAAGCTTTGGCTATTTCCAGATATGCCTTTTTAGTGAAGAAATTCTTGGTTTTATATGTATCGTTTTTATTGAATATTAAATCGGCTACAAATAAGGATTTTGCACATGCTGGACATTGTGAAATACTATCAATATCTGTACAAGCTATGCCATTATGCTGATTTCTATGCCATTTACTGTATGGTGTCTTTAAAACTCCTGGATATTGCTCATTTCTAGCCATAAAACCTCAATAATCTCTCCAGATAGATAGTCAACTAAAATGTATGCGATATGGATAAACTCCTTTACTTTTCCAGGTTGAATAACTATATAAAAGCTATGTCAGATATTAAAAAATATCCCATACAACCAGTCCAAACTAAAAAACTTGGCGATTGGTCCAATGTTGCAGAATTAATAGATTTTAGAATTGTAAAAACAATTAAAGGTGGATTGCTTGGAACACCAATGGCTGATGTTATGTTTCTTTACAAAGCAAAGCCAAATCAAACTCCATATCAACAAAAAAGATTTCAAATTTATGGAGATGAAGCATCTGTATTTAAAAGATCTTTAGATGTAATTGAGAGAAAAAAACATCAAAAATCTAAACATGAAATGCTAATTAAATTTACAGAGGAATTTAATCAAACACAATTTACACATACAAGACAAACAGCACCAGGAACTTTACTTGGTAGAACAATCGAAAATACTGGTTTTACAGCTAGACAATTTGCAGAAAAAACTGGTTTAAAAGCACCAACTTTATATCATCATGTAAGTGGTGGAAGAGAGATCTCAAGAGAAATTGCTATTGAGTATGCAGATAAACTTAACTGTGATCCAGTTGATTTAATGTTTGATAAAAAGATGTGTCCAGTCTGGGCAAAGTGTGATTTGCTTAACTCAACTGAATTAGAAGATGTTTATACTCCAGGAAGATTATTTAGTTATGCTGCTGATGCAAAAGATTTTGAAAATGTAATTGTACCAAGAGATCTATATAGACCAGATATTAAAGCTATTAAAATTGTAGCAAGAGGATCTATGTACGATAATAAAATTGCCTTTTATTACAGAGCTGAAGATAAAGAACAAAATATTTTAAATCAACTATGTGTAGTTGGTGTTGATGTTCAAATTGGAGATGACTTTACTTACGATACAGAGACAAGATATTATTTTGGTTTATACGAAGAAGTTAGAGGTCAATGTAATTTAATTAATCCAGATCCTTATTCTGGAGATATGGAAAATAAATTTATTTTAAAAAATTTTAAACCAAACTTTATTACTCCAGTTGCAGCTTTAGTAAATCCAGATGCAGTAAGAGATCAAACTGATTTAAAAAAAACAATTCCACAAACTGAATTATTTAGAAGAGAAGAAAGGCTTGAAGCTGAATTGGCAAGAGTAAGAAGAAATCTTAATTATAAAGATAAGTACAGCGAAGATATTGGAGATGTTTTAAAAAAAACAAAAGCAGAAGCTACAAAAATGAAAGAAGAAGCAAAAAAATTATCTGAACAGCTTTTAAAAGAACAAGCTAAATTACAAGAAGATATGAAAAAAATTTCTGAAGCTATTGCAAAACAAATGTATGAAGAAAAAGAAAAACAAAAATTAAATTTATTCTCTAAAATTTCAGATAAAATTAATAAAGACTATAGAACAAAATTAAAAATTGTTGGTGGTAAAAAGAACTAATGTTTGAAGATTGGATAAAAGAAAAACAAACTTGCCTAGATCATGACATTGAAAAAGATTTTGGTATTCCAAAACATACATTAAAAAAATGGAGAATTGCTGGTAAAGGACCAATGCACTTTAGATTAGGTAATAAAATTTTGTATCCAAGAGCAGCATTTGTTGAATGGTTTAATGGACATATTAAGAACAAACCTGGTGTTGTAGAGCCAATCGTACCTAATCGGACCAAAGCGAATATTTCGGAAAACTAAGTTTATCCAAATCGCATAAACTCATTTACAAATTATGAAAGGATCTTATGTATCCTTTTATATGATAATAAAATCAAACACACAAAACGACTTACCAGTTTCTGATCCTTTACAAGAAGCATTACAAAAAACACTTCCTCTCTTTGCACAGAAATTAAAAATCAATCACTACTCTCCAACTCAATTCTCAATTCCAGATGCAGCTTGGTTATTCAAATATGTTTGGATGGACCAGAAGATGAGAAGAGAATTACTTCCAAGTAACTCTGCTATGGAAGCTGGCAAAATTGTTGGAGAAGTTCTTCAAAGAATTTACGCAGATACAATTTATAAATTACATCCAACTACAAAAAAAGTTGCACCAACAACAAATGAAAAAATTACAAAAGATGCAGCACTCCAGGAGGAGATAGAAAAATTAAAAGAATATATTCCTAACGATGAGAAGGATAGCGACAAGAAGCAAAAATATTTAGAAGAAATTCCAGAAGTAATAAATCATGCTTTATCTGGATTAAAAGAACTAGCGGTAGCAAGTCCTGTAACTTGCGAAAGACAAATATCAATCGATCAACTGAATGGTTTTTACTCTCCATTGTTACCAACAGTTGGTAGAATTGATTTTGATTTTGGTATCAATAATCATGAGTTCGGTAAATCTCTCCCAGAGCTAAATCCGACATCGCAAGATGCCTTTCCTCATAAGATTATTGAACTGAAAACCAAGTGGAGCCGATTAGGTAAAGTTAAAAAGGATGGATCTAGGAGTTTTCTTGTTTCCTCCGTACCAGCTACCGCTAGTTTTAATCATGTTTGCCAGGTGGCAACTTATGCTGCAAATTTTCAATTTAAAGTTCCAGCTTATTTACTTTACGCAACAAAAGATGGTTACAAAATTTTTGATAGTACAAACTGTCATCATCTAACAGTTGATGGAATGAAAAAGAATTTACAAATTATGTTTAACACATTCAGAAGAAGAGAAAAGATTTTAGCAATGTCTGAACATTTAACTAGAGAAGAAATTATTGAAGAAGCAGCAACTATGATGGATATGAATTTAGATCATCCTTTTGCTTGGAATGGAATGCCTCCAGAATTACTGAAGGAAGCAAAACTATTATGGAAGCTGTCATGAAATTAGAAGAATTTTATATCCAAAAACAGTTGGATAAAAATAAACGACAAGTAAAGAGAAGAATTTTATCGGCTCTCTTTATTTTAATCATAGGAGGAATAACTATATGGCTGATATAAAAGATAAGCTGGTCCAGGCTGTAAATGAATTTAAAAAATCATTAGATGGACAAACAATATCAATACATGGAAAATCTTACGCAACTGTTGCATTAAGAGTAGCAATAGCAAGAAGAGTTCTTGGAACTGCATTAGATATTGTAACAAAAATAGTCAGTATTGATGTCAATACAGTAGTGATGCAATCAGATATTTATATTGATGGTGTTCATGTATCTACTGGACATTCAGAGGAGAAGCGAAATTCCTCAAAAATAAATCAAACTTCAGCTTTGGAAAACTGCGAAACCTCTGCAACTGGTAGAGCACTTGCATTTCTAGGCTTTATTTCAGATGGAATTGCATCTGCTGAAGAAGTTTCAACTGCAATCATGCAGCAAGACAAAAAGATCCAACAGGCTTTAAAAGATTTAGAGGCTGTGTCTCACAAAGGTTCTTATCAAGAATGGTTATCTAAAAATAAATCAATGTTAGGAGAATTGAAGATTAAAAATCCGATTGCCTTTATATAATGTCAGATGATTTTAACACAGAAGCTAAAAAAGAAAGACCAGATCTTGGAGCTGCTTTTATAGCATCAAATAAAAAATCTCCTCAATCTTACGATATGTCAGGAACTATTGTTGTTGATGGAGTTAAGCATCGTTTCGGAGCTTACAAACAAAAAGCTAGCGGTAAAGGTAAGATGGCTGAAGGTACAGAATTTTATACCTTTTACAGAGTTGAACTAGCCGATGAAGCTAATGGTGGTGGAGCTGCTGATACCAGTTTTAATCCTTCAGAGTTGGAGGCATAAAGTGGATCCAGACAAATTTAAGAGTGTTGCCATTAATATAAAAACTTATCAGCTACTTGAAGAGCTTTCTCAAAAAAGATTTGAGCTACCGATAAGTATGTCAAAGACTGTTGAGTTTTATGTTCAAAGAGGTCATGAGGATTTTAAAGGTAAGGATGCCAAGAAAAAAACTTCATAACCGCCTGGAGGAACTAGAAAGTTCCAGACAAGATCAATATGGATCATTCGAAGAGAATATGAATAAGATTGCTTCTTCATGGTCCATAATCTTGGACAAACATTTAATCGCACCAATCGAAGGATGGCAAGTTCCATTACTTTATGCTCAAGCAAAATTAATTAGAGCCACACACAAATTTAAAGAAGATAGTTACGATGATGCTTTGGCATACATCGTTCAAGCACATGACATGCACAAAGAAAAATCAGAAGAGATCGATACCGATGAGTTACTTGGTATGGAAGCTAAACCAAGAACTAAATGGTAGATCGACTTTTGAAAAAGATGAAAAATTTCAAGCTGAATACCAGGAGTATTTAAAAGATGAGTATAGAAAAAGACCAGAGCCGACAAATTAATATTAATACAAATATTATAAAATTTCCTAATCAAAAGGAAAACCTTCTGCTGGAAAAACAGCGAATGGATAATGAAAAATTAATACAGACAATCGCAATGAAGATGGAGCACAATAATTTTGACCAGCTTCCGCTTATTGCTGAAGAGGTGCTGTTGTTATCAAATCATGGAGAAACAATAGAGTTTCCCAAACACATAGCAGCAAGACTAATTTCAGTTCTTGCTACATCAATAAACCGTAACTCATTGGAGGAATTTATATGAGAAAAAAAAGAGAAAGTTATATCTCTTACGATCAAGAGACATTTCTTAATACAAAGACTGGTCCATATCAGAGACTAGATAATACTGCTTGGTATTTAAAAAAGAAAAACACAAACGATGGCGAAGTAGGCTATTTTTTAAACTTACATACAAAGTTCCAACAGATGCCTAATGCTTGTTTTGCAGCAACAGC